ATAGTGGTCTTGCCAGTGCCGTTTCTAGATCCATCCCCACCTAGGTCAAGATTTTCTCCCAGTACCAATGTGAGATCACGGCGATTGAAGTCAACTGCCTGTGTGGCATTGCCTACGCTCATGAAATTTTTAACTGTGAGATTTTGAAGTTGAATCATTGTTTTAGTTTTTCCAAGAGATAATCAGCAAATACTCTATGTCCTTGTTCGTCGGGATGGCCATGATGCCGTAAACTTGCTTCGTCTTTTAATTTTAATCCCTTTCCCAACACAAGTCTATTCATAGAGAAGTTCCAAGGTTCCAAAATATAAGGATCTGCCTCGGCTTCGGACATAAAACTAGATAAAAAGGGACTGTTGTATCCTACTTTACTATCTTCGGGAAACTTGTCTGGGTTTATAAAAATTAAGTATCGAATCTCACGACTGCGACACCAGCCGGCAAACATCAACATGTCTGTGAGTAACTCTGTGACTGCGGCCTCGGAATGATAATGTATCAGCCATTCACGATAAAAGTCTTTGACTCGCCGATCGGCTAACTTGTGAATATCTGGTACAATGGTATCAATGAGCCCTTTGATGCTCCAATCAATCTGTTTGTGATCAACTTCAACAGTGTGAAAGTGACCATCATTGCCATTGGCCGGCAGCCAAGGTTGCCAGAGTTCATTGCGGGCCAAGAACGTCATACCAATCAACACCACTATGTCTGGATCTCTTGCTTGACACTCTATAAGATCCCTAACAGATGTTCTAAAAATTCTACGATTAGTTGATCCTTCAGTGCCGCCGTACACAAGTTCGGCGCCAAGATCTTTGGCCACCATCTCAGGATAAATGCTATGCCCTTGTCCAGGCAGCCCGGGACTGCAGGAATTACTGTATACAATCATATTAGAGTTCTTGATAAATTTTTAACAGTAACTTTGAATCGTAAAATTCAGATTCAATATTGGTGATTTGATCAACAACAATTTGATCAACTGACTCAAATTTTATTTCACCAGGTGCCATGTCAACATCTATGGCAGCACTCTTGTTGGGAATCAGGGCCATCTCACGTAAGTGATAGTCTTTGATAAATGTTTCTTTGATAAAGTTTGCTTCTTCGTAGCTGATGTCTATGTCAAGCTCAACTCTAACGTGCATGTTCTTGGCCAGCACAGTTGGAGCATTGTTAATGACATCTGACAGTCTCAACACACGATAGCGAGGTTGATCAGGCCAGGCATGATACTCGGGTTCTTTGCCCCATTCAATGATCATTGCGCCGCGCTCGTCGTCAAAGTTGTCGGCAAAGTTGTGCGGAAAGCAGTTGCCAATGTAGGTGATGTTCTTGTAAGTTTGACGTTTGTGGAAGTGGCCAGAGAACACATGACCAATGCCACCAAAGTCTTCGCGTTTGATTTCACCATGATCCGGCATTTCAACCATGGCATTCATTTTAAAATGTGGTAGTTCAAAATGCCCAAACATGTACTTGGCTGATAATTTTGGTATGCGTTTGTAGTCGTCACCCACTAACCAAGGGGCCACAATAACATCACCATCGTGTAGCCAATCATTACAAATGACCACATTCGGTAAATGTTTAGCCCACTCAACACTTTGGATATCACGCTTGTCGCGATAATATAAGTCGTGATTGCCAGGAATGAAAAACACACGATTGAAGTTGTCGTTGAGATGTTCCAGAGCACGGAGACTATAGTTAAGAGTGACAATGTTGATACTAGCACGATGATTATGCCAGTCTCCAAGAAACATAGCTGTTTCACAGTTGTTTTCCTTTGCTAGTTTGGTTGCCCATTTGACAAAAGACAAACAGTCGTCATTGTGAGTTTGACTGTTTGATTTCAGGCCAAAGTGGATGTCGGTGAATACTACTGCTTTTTTAAATAGATTCATAGTTGTCAATTATACACACACTTCTGCCAACAAGTCAAGCCATCATTTGATTACTTGGCAAAACTTAGTGGCATAGAGTTGATGGGTGTACGGCCCTGGGTGTACCTGATCGTCACCTAAGTCAGGAAAATCGCTATACCCATAGTCAAATTTTCCTAGATAATTGGGAATGAGTTGTCGTAGGTAAAAATCAAAAATACCTTCTTGACAATCATCACCCATGACCTTTTGCGTAAGAACATAGAGTTTGGCACCAATCTCAGTGCACCGATGCTGTGCTTGTTTGATCCAATGCAAATGCTCCACAATAATTTGGTAGGGAAACTGATGCCGTACAAACCAGTGCAAGTTTTCTTTGTAATCAGCAACATCGTGCAGCACCGGGAATACTTTTTTGATCAACGATCGATCAAGAAGAAAGTTTGGCACCCAATTGGTTTTTTCTTCGTAGGCGCCAAGATTGAAAAATTCAAAGTGATTGGGATCTACAACAAAGTTATTGGTAAACTCATAACGGTTGATACTGGGCATCAACCAACACACTATATCTCCGGCAACCAAGTCAGCACTGAGAATTTGCCGAGCTTGCCAGTCAATGCTACCTCCGGGGTGTGCTAAAAAGCTCACCGACATCTCCAACTGTTGTGCCAGTAGCACTCCCCAGCGTTGATCCTGTTCAACTCCGACACCAGATGTAAAACTGTCTCCCACTGCCCAGAGTCGACTGGAGAGTCCCTCACCGGAGGTGCATCCACAGCCCACGGCCCAGAGTTGATTCTCTACTCCGTTACGATTGGATACTGCTGCAAAAATATTCAAGGGATCCGATGATTGAACATTGAAGTTTTTGATATTTTTGTAATGGGCGTATTTAAACAGTAAATGTTCGGTGATGGGTTGAATGGAGGCATGACTCCATTGGTCCGGGGGAAAGTAGTAAATTGTTTCTGCTGTGACTATTGCTTGTTCAAACAATTCTAGATCTTCTAAATCTGCCAGACTTGTATACCAGAGATTGTATTTTTGATCTAAAAATTGTTTAAAATTACTTTTAACCAACAGTTGTGCAGAAGATCCCAGTTGGTGGGCATGTGCAGACAAGGATCCATCACCGTCACCAACACACAGTGTCAGCATTATTCCTCCTGAGTTACTGGGCCAGACTCGCCAGTGCGCCCAGCAAACTGACGGGTCCATGAAGGATTCAAACCGTTTATCTCTAAAATGTCATCGCGTATGTTTTGCATTTTCTTTTCAATGTTCAAAATACGAGTAAAGCTGTTGGTGATGGCAGCAGTGTAATAAGCAAATGGGTTTTGTGATTTTGATTCATCAAACTGCAGGCCAATCTGACTGAGTTGTAACAGGGCTTGCCCACGCATTTCTTCGTTGTAGGTGTAGCCACGCCAGTTTGAACGAGTGGCATAGCGTTCACACAGTTTCATAAACATCAGGGCCAGCTTCTTGGTCATTTGACCGTGCTCCTTGCAAAACGTACCCTTGTCCAGATCACCTTGCCAATGCGACTTGCCCACAACGAACGGTTGCTTGTTTTCGTCAATTCTGTAGTGCCAGAACGGTGGGAAGTTAACACGCATGTGAGCCATGTCTACTACTGGTTCATCAACTAAGTCATCAACCGTGGGCTCGTCTACGATTTCAAACAGTTCTTCAAGGCTGGCTTTCTTTGCCGCAGCTTTGGTGATTTTTTTGGGAGCCTTGGGCACATGTTCCCAGGTCATGATTCTAAAAACCAAGTCAGTGTTGGGTATTTTTTTAGGATCAATGATTTCACCAGTTTCACGTTTGATACGATCTGCACGATTGCGTCGAGCTTCGGCCACAGTTTTTTGATTGATTTTTGCAACGCTGGGCAGGATCATATCAAACTGATGATCGGTAACCGGATCAACGAAAGAGCAGTAAGTGTTTTTTGAAAAATGTATTTCTTTGAGTATGTCGCGATTGTTTAGATAGTTGACGCGGGGCGTCGTACGGGTTGTGGTTACAGACACAGATGTCCTCCTAATAGTGTACTTATTGTAGCATTTTTACAACACTTGTCAACCATTTCTTAAACATAGCCGTTTATTTTTTGGTTAAATACACAAACAGGAACAACTATGCCTTATATCAGTGAAAACGGCCAAACTAGATTTGTAAGCCAAGCAGAATTTGAAGCTTTTAACGAAGCGCAAGGGATACCAAACCCGCCACGACGTGGTAGATCAACAACGGACTCTACCACATCACCAGCCGGTGGCACAGTCACAGATTTGTCTAGCCCCAACAATGGGCTCACTGGCAAAGAACGTCGTGCGCTTGTAACAAAGCAACAAGCACAAGTCTCATCTGAACTTGCTTCAGTGGACGCAACTTTGGCGCAAGCTAGAACCGGAAAGATAAGTCTTAGTCCCCAAGAAGTTGCCAAGTTAGAAGCTAGACAAAGCCAGTTAGGCGATAATTTTAACCAACTTGAAAACGGACAGCCCGTTACAGATGGATCCTTGGAAGGTGGTCGTGCTGCGCAGAAGATTTTAAACCCCAACACTTCAAACACTTCACCTGATCAACCTTTGCCGGCCACTTCAGAAAAAACAGCCAACAACAGCAACGTAGATCCCAACGCTGGATTTGTTCCTCAGTCCAACCGCACTGGTGCTGTGCCCACGCCTGAGTTTGAAACAAGGCCATTGGCGCCCACCGAAGACGATGCCATCAACCAAGCAGTAAACGAAGCTCGTGCAAGGCAACAAGTACCAACCAGTGAGATAGCGCAGTCGCCTGCAGGACAAACCGCTCAACAGGCACAGCAAGGTGGTACACCAACACCTACTCCACAATTTGTTCCTTCCTACAATTTTGCTGACAATGCTCCGCTTGAACAAGCACCACAGGAACAGCAAGGTGCGGTGTTTGATGCCAATGGCCAAGTGGTTGGTTATAGATCCCGAGGCATTGTTGAAACCATCACACGTGATGCACCTGATCAACCCATCAGTGTTGATCCACAGGCTGGTGCAAGAGCGTTGGCAGCACCTGAAGTTTTTGTAACCCAACCTGATGCAGTGGACGACACCAATGCCCTAGGAATCACAAGACAATACAATACTGGAATCAGTCCATTTGAGCCAAATGTATCAAACAACGATCCGTTATCAGCACAATCAGATGGCATTGGTGAAACCAATGCCCTGGGCATAACCGGCGAAGCCAGAGTAGGACCATTTGCACAGATCAACCCTTATGCCGATGACGAACGCAGCACCCCACCTATAGTCACCAACCCCGAAGATGTTGATCCCACACGCAGTGGATTGCCACAGTTCCGAGAAAGTACTGGCACATATACCAGTCCGGATGCTCTCAGCGACGCTGCGGCCAGCGACTATGCACAAACTGAGAATGCCAGAAATCAGCAAACTATTCGTGAACAACGATCGGCATTTAACAACAAAGACTGGCGAGTACGACTTTCACTTGCACCACAGGCTCAATATCTTTATAAATTGGCTTTCACTGGTGATTTGTTGTATCCATTGCGAGGCACTGATGGAATAGTTTTCCCTTATACCCCGCAGATACAAACAAGCTATCGTGCAAACTATGAATCGTATGATTTGACACACAGCAACATCCGAGGATATTTTTATAAAAATTCGTCACCGCAGGAGATTAACATCAATGCGCAATTCACAGCACAGGACACGTTTGAAGCTAACTACTTGTTGGCAACAATACATTTTTTAAAATCCTGCACAAAAATGTTCTATGGTCAAGATGCCGAAGCCGGTACCCCTCCCCCATTGTTGTATTTGTCCGGGTACGGAGAGTATCAATTTGCAGAACATCCATGTGTGATAACAAATTTTCAATATAACCTACCACAGGATGTTGATTATATACGTGCTCGAAGTGTTTCACTTGATGGGACTAATTTGGTTACTCGAAGGGATCGGCAAAACAACGTCCCCAATACTTCGCCAATTTATTCTGCGGTATCAAGACTAAAAACAATTTTTATGCCCAAAGGTGCGCAACCACAGGCCAAGGCAGTGGACACTTTTGACACTTCAGGATCTAGTATTGAACTTGGAGGGGAAAACCCAACGTATGTGCCAACACAAATGGAAATTCAAATAACATTATTACCAATACAAAGTCGTAGTCAAATGACCAAACAGTTCAGTGTGAGAGAATTTGCTCAAGGCAAATTATTAAAAGGAGGATTTTGGTAATGGCAACAAGTTACTCAGCCACCAGTCCATATTACAATACAGGATACAGCCAATACTATCTTGATCTCATGATCAATCGGCCTATCCCCAAACAGAGTGATGATTTATTCATGAAGATCAATACAGTGTACGAGTATAGACCAGACCTGTTGGCCTATGACTTGTATGATACTCCCTCACTGTGGTGGGTGTTCTATCAGCGCAATCCCAACACACTTACAGCACCGCCGCTAGATTTCAAAGCCGGGGTCAACATCTATCTTCCAAAAATTGAAACACTTAGATCAGTGCTAGGATTCTAAGATGGCAGTTACACAAGAAGAACTTAAAAAACTACAGGCCGATGTTGCCGCCGCAAAAAAAGAGTACCAGGCCGCTGAAGCTGCATACAAGAAATTTGTTGCTGCCAATGGACCTAGTTTTAAAGTAGGTACTCCTCAGTATGAAGAACAGCTACGTCTAGACAAAGCAGTTGATAAAGCGGTTAGTAAAGTTAACGTAGCTGAATCGGCTGTTCTTGATGCGCAACAACAAGAAACAAAACAACAAGCACAACAAGACGGGCAACGACAACAAAAAGAAATAGCACAACGAGCAACAGAGACAGCCCCCCAACAAGGTACTTTTGTTGTAAGTCGTCAGAGTACCACTGGACTTTTGATACTTACTGATACTACCACTGGCAAAATTGTAGCGCGAGCAGAAACTCCCTATGATCTTGTGAATCTAGCTGTTCAAAAAGGTGCGGTTCCTGAGAATCAACGACAGGAATTGATTTCTCAAGGCCAGGCATTGGTGCAAGAAGAGGACTTAAAACAAGCACAACAAAACACTGCTCAAAGTGCCGGCCAACAAGTGGCACAATCAGGTGATGCCGGGGTAGTTAATCCCGCACCGCCAGCTACCCAGCCGTTTGAACCTGAAGGCCGCGTCACAGCCGGCAGCAACGCAGTGACACCTGTTACCAGTGACACCACACAAGGTGCCAACGCAAACACTGCTGATGCCACAAAAAATCTTCAAGAAACACAGGCAGTCACAAACCCACCTGGGCAAGGATCACAACTTCCTGATCCCAGCCGACAACAGTCCAGACTTGGCGACGATGCCAAACCAGGTCCAGGATCTCCGGGTGTGGGCAGTGGTAACGATGATTCTGTTGCTACAAAAAATGCCACCAGGCAAGAAATTGAACTTAGCTTCCAAGAAGAAATTTTACCGCAGTCTAATGTGTTAGACGATTATGCCAGCTACACCTATCAAATTTCTTGGTATTTGTTGAGTGTAGATGATTATAGAAAAGTCATTAACAGCGGCCGCAATGGCAATCTAGCAGGTGGAGATGTTGGCATTGACGGTGGGCAATTGTTAATGCAAAGCGGTGGCATCAGTGCGTCTCAGAGTGCCACCGGTCAAGACAACATCAATCGTGCTAGAAACCCTTTCTTCTCGCTTGACTACTACATTGACAGCCTACAGATCACAAATGTATTGCCCGGCAAAGGCACCGGTATAGCCAGTTCAAGCACTGAACTTAAAATGACAGTGATTGAACCCAACGGCATCAGTTTGATTGATAACCTCAAACAAGCAGTGAAGGCGTATGCAGGATTAAAAGCATTTAGTTCGGCTATCTATTGTTTGGTAATACGATTCCGTGGATATGATGAAAATGGAAATCCAGTGTTGGTGGGCAAAACTGACAGTGGTGGCGCAAAAACAGATCCCTATTCCATTGTTATTAAGTACATTCCTTTCAGTATTACAAATATTAAATTCTCTGTCAGCAACCGATTGAGCACCTATGAAATACAAGCGGCTTGTATGCCGTATTTGTTTAGGCTTAGACAAACGGTACCACATGAGGTAGAGATCACCGGAAGAACAGTGAGTGAGATTCTAGGAGGTCAAGTAGCAACCACTAGCAGTTCTGACGGTGCTAGGACCAACACCACCAGTCAGGCCAGCGGAGGACAATTGCCTGTTGGATTACAGTCGGCTACCGGCACCGGACAATATCAATCATTTCAAAATGCCACTAATCAAAACATACTCAATACCATAGTCAAGGCTTCGCCGTCAGTTAATTCCCCCAGCACTCTGGCATCTGCGCCCCAAGGAACCAACTCACCAGTAAGAAGTTTAATGCAAGTGATGAATGACGGCCAACGAGATTTAGTGAAACAAGGTATCTACACTTACCCTGATGAATTTGTAATTCAATTCGCCAACAAAAGTATTGCCAATGCCACTGTGAGAAAACCAGGTGATCTAGCTATTGAATATACTCCCATGGACAGCAGCAGCCGTGCTAGAAAATTGGCCAATGATATAAATCAAATGCTACCAGCACAGAGAAACTTTTCTATTCATGCTGGACAGTCCATAGTACAAGCAATTGAAATGGTGGTGCGTAACAGCAGTTATATCACAGATCAACAGCTCAAACGTATTGACGAATCAACTCAGCAAGAAGTGGCCAACGGAACTCCCATACAGAACTTTGCTTGGTTTAAAATATCTTTAAAATCTGAACCTATTGGTAACACTATAGATCCTAGGCGTGGTGACTACCCTTACAGATTTACTTTTATGGTCAGTATCTATGAGGTAAAGTCTATAGAAAGTGCTTGGTTCCCGCGTACACGTTTCCGTGGTGTGCATAAAACATATCCTTATTGGTTCACTGGGCAAAACACTGCGGTGCTAGATTATCAACAGAATTTTGATAATCTTTATTACACAGTGGTAAGTGGAAATGCTGATAAACTGGCAACACAAATTACCAGCAATTACACTGAAATACCAAGGTTTGTTTATCAACCCAATAGTGGACAAAGCTCACAAGGCGCTGAAGGCCGAACCAATGAACCAGCGGCCAACGCTGCAGATTACCTTTATAGTCCCAGCGATATAGGTTTGATTAAAATAAAAATTCTTGGTGATCCAGCCTGGGTGGCACAAGGGGAGATTTATCGTGGCAATGATCCTCGGACATTTAATTTTAGTCCATTCAACACTGACGGAACTATAAATCTTGAAGCACAAGAAATTTTATTTGAAGTTGTGTGGCAACGTCCTGTTGACTATGATGCCGATGGTACTGGCCTGATGAATCCCAACTATCAGTTCAATAACGGAGTAAATTAATCATGGCGATAACTGAAAACCGAGCATTGAGAGATAAACGCAATGCCCTAGTAGATGAATTGATCAAGCTCAGTGAGCAATACAGTACTTTGCGCGAAGATGTACTCAGTGGTGATCAACAACGAGCTGCTGCGGCCCTAGGCCCTCTGGAATCACTTGAAACGCAATTGGCGGCACTTTCACTTCAAGTGCGCAATGTTCAAGTGGCCAACAGTACAGGAAATGATTTTGATCCCAAGTTGGCTCGAAGCCTAGAGGAATTAATTAACAATGTTATTGATGTACAAAATGGAACGGCAGTAGCAAAAAGTCTAGCAAACAAAGCCGTGAGAATTGGCGCCACACAGAACACCACTCAAAGCGCCGGTGAAGAAGTCAAACAAAGCGGCGATGCTGGTGTTACAAATCCCTCACAGCCAACACAGACATTTACCAGTCCTGATGCTGCGGCTACCACAACACAAACTGAACCAGTGGTAGCCACAGCAAACAAAGATGATCCTTCAATTGGACAAACTGCCAGTCCCAGTCCTGACGCTACACCGGCAACTGTGCAGACCAATGCCGAAGAGGCCGTGGATCAAAATCAGGCACTTCCTCCAGTGACAGTGACAGCTGACAGAGAAGATAGTGAGCGTGCCACCAAGCAGAGTTATGTGTTTTATGCCACACGGGTAACTAGTGAATTTCGGCAAGGACGATTTGAACAAACGCTAGAAGGGGCACTTTACATATTCCCAAGGCCAAAAAAATCTCAAGTGGTTGATACTCCGGCTGTGGTCACATCAGCTGAACTTGGTAGCCAAAGTTTTGGTCTCACTGATAATCGGGTCAACCCTGGCAAGAAAAAAGTAGCGTCGCCGCAAGACGCAAGAAAAGCTACAATATCTAGTCAGACATTTCCTGTTAAAAAATTAGGGACTCCACTTACAAACACACAGGCCACCGGAGAAGACAACACCCCAGATACTAGATTTTTTGGCTTTTAGTAGATTCAGTGCATAGAGGATAACATGGCAGATAATTATTACACCACACATGGCAGACCTAAGGGATATAAATTTGATCGCGGCGGCGTGCCAGCGGACATGGGTCCATATATTGGTGAGGTAATGAACAATGTTGACACCATTCGTTCAGGACGACTACAGGTTTACATTGAACAGTTTGGCGGCGGCAACAAAACCAACACAGCACTTTGGCGCACAGTAAGATACCTGCCCCCATTCTATGGAATAACACAAAAGCCCAATGGTGGTGCAGCTGGTGACGGTACCTGGACCAGCAATCAACACACCTACGGTATGTGGTTTACTCCACCTGACATTGGAGTCAGAGTAATGTGTTTCTTTGTTAGCGGTGATCCATCGCAGGGTTATTATCTTGGATGTATTCCTGAACCCGGTGTAAATCACATGATTCCGGCCATTGGTGCAGCACCCAAAGGACAGTATATTCCTGGAAACAAAACACAGGCCAAGTATACTGAAACCTCACCACAACAGCCAGTAACAGAGATCAACGCTAAGAGCAATGCAATCATCAGCAATCCTAGATTTTTTGATTCTCCAAAACCTGTTCATGCTGTGGTGGCTGGTACATTTTTTCAACAGGGCCTAGACAAAGATCCCGAACGTGGTCCAACCAATAGCAGTTCACAGCGTGAAAGCCCCAGTGCTGTGTATGGTATCTCAACTCCGGGTCGGCCGGTATATCAAAGCGGAGTTGGTCCAAATCAAATTCGCAAAGATTTGATGGAAAACAAACTCAGTCCCTTGGACGTGGCTGTGATTGCTCGCCAAGGTGGTCATACCGTTGTCATGGATGACGGCGACTTAGAGAATCAAAATGCCATGATACGCCTGCGCACCAGCAAAGGTCATCAGATCACAATGAGTGACGATGGCAACTTCTTTTACATTGTGCATGCCAATGGCTTGACATGGATTGAGTTGGGAGTAGAAGGCACAGTGGATGTGTTTAGCACCAACTCAGTCAACGTCAGAACACAGGGCACAATCAATTTACATGCTGACAAAAACATCAACATGTATGCCGGAGAACAGATTAATATCAAATCCAAAGTAGCGTTGGCACTTGAAAGTGATGGTACAATATCTAGTTACAGCGCAGGCAAAACTACATTTTATAGCAAAGTGCAACTTGGTATCAAAGCTGATGGGTCGCTGGCCCTCAAAGGCAAAGGTGGAAGTTTTGATGGTGGCGCAGCATTAAAACTCAAAGGCGGTAGAATTGACTTAAATGGTGGCGGAGCTGACGATGTTGCTGCACCCAAGCCCATGACTAAATTCACCTTGAGTGATACTGCGTTCAATGCTTCAACGGGATGGGAAGTTACTCCCAGCAAACTTGAAAGCATCGTAACTAGAGCCCCAACGCACGAACCCTATCCTTATCATAATGCTGGTGTTGATATCAATGTCACTATTGGGGAAGGCACTGCACCACCACCTGATGCAGTTCCAGTGCCCAAGGATATTACTATTACAAAAAATTAACCATGGAATACACAGCTGATAACAAATTAGTTTACACTGGAGACGACCCCATTGTCTGGAGTCGTGTCAATGCCGAACGAATAAAACAAGGATTGCCAGGTCTAGCTGATATAGGACTTCCAAAGCCCGCAGATGATGGTAAATCCTACACACCTTATCAACAATATACTCCGGCCACTGGAACTGCATCAGGTTCAAGTACTAAATTTAATTTTAATTTTGGTGGAGAAAATTTCATAGTCAATGCACCTGCTGGAACCACCGAAGCTCAAGCACGAGCTATTTTTGATCAGCAGGCCAGTACCGGAAGCCTCACTGGTTTGCAAAAAGGACAATCGTTGAGTGCATTGACTCAATTTAGCGGCGGCCTGCTGTCGGCCGCCAGTCAATTGGGAAAATCTGCACTGTCGGGCGTGTCAAACTTGGCCAGCAAAGTGGGTAGCCTAACCGGGGTGCCAGTTGGCAAAGGGATGAATGTAGCCGACTTTGTCAAGGTAGGCACTGGTGTTGCAAAAAAAATTGGTGCACTTGATATCAAACAAGTACAAGGACTAATGGCACAAAGTGCTTCGGCAGCCGGGCAGGCCAGCACTGACTATTCACTGTCACAAGGTATTGGTAAGTTTGGTATCAACCCAACTCAATTAGAATCATCAGGATTTTTAAAACCTGGCACACTGGCACAGTACGGAAAAAACGCACCGGTCACCGGCGCTGATATTCAAGAAGCACAGAAAATCAACGCATCAGGTGGAAGTATCACAGCCGAGCAAGTGGCCACCAATCGACAAATTCAAGATGTGTTAAAAACTTCTACAGTATGGACCGGCAAAGATGGCGTTGGTAATCTAGGAAGTCTTCTTGGCGATGCAAACAAACAAGCAGCAGTTCAAGTCAACCTATTGGAAAATGGATTTAAATCGTTGAATAAGTCTGGATTAATTCCTGATGGCGCCACATCAGCACAGTTAGGTAGTCTAGTACAAACTGCAGGAAAATTTGGAGCAGCGGCTGCAGCGGCCTGGGCCAAGGGCGCATCACCAGCAGGCATTGTGCAGCAACTCAATAATGTTGCCAAACAAGGGCAGTTTGCAGTGAATTTCACAGATTCAAAAGTACCAGCAGCCGCAGCCGGAGTACAATCTGCTGTGCCTGCATTCAACACAGTGAATCGCAAAGTGTTGAATCAATCAGTGACGGCATTTATTGGCGATGCCAAAGTACCCTCAATAGATTATGGACAACCAGTCGCTGCAGCGGCGCCAACCGCAGCTCCGTCTGTGGTCAGCACCGGAGTCCTTGATGAACCGTCGGCGTCTGATCAAGCTGAATTTAAACGACTCACAGAAGAAAAAGCAACATTGGGCAGACAGGTTGACTTTGACGATCAAGAGTACAATCGCTTACGAAGCATATATGGGCGCGATGATCTACAGGTCGTCGCTGCTAGAGACAAGTGGGAAGCAGACTTAAATAAGTATAGATCAGTGATTAACACGTTGAACGCATTGGTGGACAAGTATCCTGCTTTACTCTATTACTAAAAAATATGACAACATTTATTGGCTACAGCACTATTAATCAGTACAAAAAGTTCACGCTAGTTGATTACCAGCTGGTCAAGCGTGACCTCCTCAATGCTTTTAATATTCGCCAGGGCGAACTAGTGGGACGTCCAGATTATGGCACAGCATTGTGGGATTTTTTGTTTGAGCCGCAGACCTTGGAAGTAGAAACTGCCATCAAAAATGAAGTTCAGCGAGTTGCAGGTGGAGACCCTAGATTAAAAATCTACAACATGTATCAATATCCTCAGCAGAATGGTATCTTAATTGAATTGCAGATACAAATAGTGCCCAGCACCACCGCCGAACGTCTATCCATATTCTTTGATCAAGAAACACGCCGAGCCAGTTACATATAACCGCGTGGTTTTTTGGGCCATAAATACAAAATAATATACTACTATGGCTAAAACTACCAGACAAACCGTTATTTTTGGAGTCGAAGACTGGAAACAGATCTATCAGACTTATCGCGAAGCTGACTTTCAAAGCTACGATTTTGAAACTCTACGCAAGAGTTTCGTAGACTATTTGCGCTTGTATTATCCAGAAACTTTTAATGATTACATTGAAAGTTCAGAGTTCATTGCATTGCTGGATGTCATGGCGTTTATGGGACAGTCGTTGGCGTTCCGTTCAGATTTAAATGCCCGTGAAAACTACATAGACACTGCTGAACGCAGAGATTCAGTAAATCAACTGGCTTCATTGGTCAGTTACACTGCCAAACGCAACGAAGCTGCACAGGGACTGGTCAAAGTCACTGCTGTGTCAACCACCGAAGGCGTTACAGATTACAATGGTGTGAATTTATCCAACATCACAGTGAACTGGAACGACCCCACAAATCCTGACTGGTTTGAACAATTTGTATCAATTATCAATGCTGCTTTTGTCAACACACAGAGATATGGCAACCCAGGCAACACCGCAGACTTGCTGGGCGTAAAAACCGATGAGTACACACTGAATCTAGTGCAAGGATTCTTGCCTGTGGTTCCCTACACTGCCACAGTAGACGGGGTCAATATGCCATTTGAAGCAGTCAATGTGACATCTTCAGGTAAATCATATCTGTATGAACCAGCTCCAAAGCCCAATGGTGCATTTAATGTTTTATATCGCAATGACCAACTAGGGTTTTCATCTAACAACACTGGATTCTTCTTTTATTTTAAGCAAGGAAATCTGCAGTCAGCTGATTTCAACTTGCCTGAAAGAGTCAGCAATCGTCAGGTGGCCATCAATATTGACGGCATCAACAACGAAGATCATTGGTTGTATCAGCTTGACGACATTGGCAGTCTCAACACTGAATGGGCATACGTTGAAAGTGTGTACACTGCAGCACCCGATACTTCGGCATCAGGGCTTAGAAAAATATATTCAATAAACAGTCGCAGCAACGATCAGATTTCGTTGGTGTTTGGTGACGGTGTGTTTTCGGCGATTCCAGTGGGCACTTTTAGAACCTACGTGCGCAGTTCAAACGGGCTTGAGTATATCATCAATCCTGATGAAATGCAAAGCATTGTTTTGCCAATCAGCTACGTGAGTCGCACCGGCCGAATTGAAACCATGACATTCACAGTGTCGCTACAAACGCCAGTGAGCAATTCACAGCAGCGCGAAGCCATTGATGAAATCAAACAACGAGCACCAGCACGTTATTACACACAGAATCGTATGGTCAATGGAGAAGATTACAATATTTTCCCATTTACTTTGTACAATCAAATTATTAAATCAAAGGCCCTGGCTCGCAGTGCAGTGGGCACCTCAAGATATCTTGAGTTAGTTGACAACACCAACAAGTATGCATCAACAAATGTATTTGGCAGCGACGGCGGCCTATACAAATACAATACATTGCCAACCTTCCAATTTTCGTGGTTTACAACCAATGACATTTCAGACGCGGTGGCCAACAAAGTACAGCCGTTGTTGACACAAGCCGGACTGCTGCAATTTTACTACGCAAATTTTATTCGTCCCAACCTTGCTGTTTTAAATTATAGTTGGAATCAAAGCACGGCACTGACCAACCTTTGCACAGGTTACTTTGAAAACAGCATTGGACAACCAGTGCCAATTGGAGGCTTTGCAAGCAACAACATGCAGTATGTTGTAAAAAATGCCTTGGTTAAATTTGTCGCACCTGATGGATTCTACTTTAACCAATACAACCATTTGGTGTCTGGCATTGCAACCGCCGACACCGATAAATCATACCTTTGGGCCACAGTCACAAATGTAGTGCTTGATGGTACTAACCAAGGAAAAGGCAATCTCACTGATGGCACTGGACCAGTGGCATTGAATAACTATATTCCCACTGGTGCTATTCCAACTCAAGTCATTCCATTATTTTTAACAGAATTGCCATCAAGTTTGGTACAACAGGTCATTGAATTAATCAGATTATACCGCAACTTTGGCCTTGGCTATAATAACCTCACTTCAACATGGTACATCATTACTCAAACTAATCTTGATGCCACGGGAGAATTCAGCCTTGTCAATCAACAAAGTACATCAGGGACATACAACGATTCAAGCTGGCTGCTTGAATTTATCACTGACGGCACACAATATTCAGTGACAGCACGTGAGCTCACTTATTACTTTGCATCAGTTTTACAAACGCGATTCTTCTTTGAAGAAAATGTAGCCATTTACGATTCACGAATTGGATCAGTGATCAAGGACTTTATTCGTGTATTAAAAACCAACAGCCAGCCTGAAAGTAACTCACCACTGACCGGTGATGTCACAATGCAAATCATTGCACAGCCAGTGCAAAGTGATGGATATGTTGATGATTTCCAAGTCAATGTGAGTTTCCAAGATTCAGATCAAGATGGTGCAGCAGACGATCCAGACTTTTTTTCAACCATAGTTGGCCCAGATCCCACTGTGGGACAAAGCGGTCCACTGGTGTTCTTAGAGTCCACAGTTGACTTTGATAATTTGCAACGCTATCTTCTAGTTGAACAGGGTCGTGTAAACTATCAATATTCCACGCTGTCAGAACTTGAAACAATCAAAAGCCAATACTTAGATGGTCAGGTGTTCTATGCCTATCAAGACCAAGTGTTCTATGTGTTGGGTATTGGCACTGACGGCACACGAACCCTGACAGTGAACACAGAATTTTTAGCTCGCACTGGTCGCCAAGATCTATATTATCAATATCGCCACAATAGTTTGCTGACAAATCGCATTGATCCATCAATAACCAACATCATTGATGTCTATGTGGTCACGCAAATTTACTACACAGCATATCAAAATTGGATCAAAGATTCCACAGGTACTGTGGTAGAACCATTGGTGCCCACCATTGATGAACTGACTACTGAATTCCAAAAATTGCAAGATTACAAAATGATTTCAGATAATCTAATATTGAATTCAGTGGTGTTCAAACCTTTGTTTGGTGCCAAGGCTGCACCTGAATTACGAGCCACTATTAAAGTCATTAGAGCTTCTAACAGCACAGCCAGTGTCAGTGAAATTAAAAATCTTGTGGTGGCAAACCTCAATACCTATTTTACCATTGACAAGTGGAATTTTGGTGATACCTTTTATTTCTCTGAATTGGCTGCATACATCCATTCGCAGATTGGTACTATTGTGAGTTCTGTGGTATTAGTGCCTGTGAACACACAGAAGAGTTTTGGTGATTTGTACGAGATCAGATCAGCACCCAACGAGATTTTTGTTAATGCTGCCACAGTGGCAGACGTTGAAGTTATTGAAGCATTGACAAGTACTAATATTAGAACAGCACCTGGCAGTGGAGTAATTTAATGGCACAAGTAAGAACCGTAGACTTTTTACCTGAAATTTTTCAGACTACAACTAATCGGCAGTTTTTATCAAGCACACTTGATCAATTAGTACAAGAACCCAAGTATAAAAAAACACAAGGGTACATTGGTAGAAAAATTGGTCCAGGAATTGATCCCACTGGTTCAAAGTATGTGATTGAACCCAGCAAAGAACGAGCCGACTATCAACTTGAACCTGCAGTTGTAATCAAGTTACCTGACACAGACACAGTGGTTGACGCCATCACCTATCCAGGTATTTCAAATGCACTGGACTTACAAGGCGCCAACACCACACGCAGCAATCGATTATACACTAATCAATATTATGCTTGGGATCCATTTGTCAACTATGACATGATGATCAATTTCTCCGAGTACTATTGGCTGCCCACAGGACCGTTGAGTGTGGGTGTCACTGGCGGAGTCATTGCAGCACAGAATACTCTCTCAGTGACACGTAATCCGGGATATTATAGCTTTAGTGGAGTTCTAGGACAAAACCCAATTATCACTTTGGTACGTGGCGGATCCTATCAATTTGACGTTGCACAAAACAGAAAAACAACAGTTAATCTTCGAGTCACAAATCAAGGCAACAAAGCCTACATTATAAATTATCAACCAAATCCTGAAATTACTCTGACAAGAGGTAATACCTATATTTTTACCCTGAGTATTGAAGGAGATTTTCCTATATGGATCAAAACGTTGCCTTCAACTGGTACCACCAACGTTTATAGCACTGGTGTAATCAACAATGGGGCACGAGAGGGAACTCTAACATTCACAGTGCCACAAGATGCACCGGATACACTGTACTATGCCAGTGAAACATCATCTCAGATGCAAGGAAAGTTTACCATTGTTGATGGTGATGGCGGCACCGGTCCGGGATTTTTTATTCAAGCACAACCAGGTATTGACGGGTATATGCCAGCCACCCCAAATATCTCAAGTCGTGATATATTGGGAGTTTCAAACAACGGTGCTGATCTAGGAACCATAACTTTCAATGTTCCTAAAAAAACTGCGCAAAATTTTTATTACACACTCACAGATATTGGCACGGTTGATATACTAAGTGACATTAAGTTTAATCAAATTAACAATGTCTACATAGATGATTTCCTTGCAACATACCCCCAAGGTATTGATGGTGTGACCGATCTAGATGGTCGTACATTGGTATTCAATATTCCATCACTGGAAGGACAAGGATTTGATGTCAACACAGCCGAAGCCGGCGGATGGACTTACACTACATTGTATAGCCCCACGCAAATTGCAGATCCCACCGGCGGATACAACCAAGAATTTTATGATCAAAATTTAGAAATCGTCAATCTTGATGATCGGTATAATATCTGGCAGATACAATTTAATACCGATGACGACGGCAGAGTTTACATGACCTTGGTGCCCAACCAACTGGTGCATGATTTTGAAAAATTTGTCATAACATTTGGAACACAGTACTCAAGTACACAATGGTATCGCAGCGATAATCATTACTTTGAAAGAATTCCACTGCTGTCAGCAGTGCTTGATGTTCTGTATTATCAAGATGAATTAGATCCTACATTAGTGGGAGAAATACGTCTTATTGATGCCAACGTTGATACCACTCTATACATTGAAGATATCATTGGCAAGAAGCAATACAATAGTCCCAATGGTGTAGCGTTTACCAATGGGCTGATAGTTCAATTCAGGGGCAACGTTGTTCCAGAAAGCTATGCAAACAACGAATATTATGTTGAAGGCGTGGGCGAGGCCATTGTATTAGTTCCAGTGGTTGATATGGTTACACCGGAAACTTATACAAAAAGTCTATATGTGGGATTTGATGTCACTGCGTTTGATATAGGAAACTATGATATCAGCAGCAATATTCCCGCAGAACCTGACTACATTACTATCAACCGTGCCAGTGCAAGCCGCAATGCCTGGAGCCGTAGTAATCGTTGGTTTCATAGACAAGTTCTTGAAGAATCTGCTTACTATAATAATTCAACCCCGTTGCTTGATCTGGCCGCGCGAGCCCGCCGCCCAATTTTGGAATTCAATGCAGGAATAAAATTATTTGACTTTGGAACCAAAGGAAAGATGCCAATTGATGTCATTGACTTTACTATCAAAGATGCTTTCAGTGATGTCAATGGAGTTCTGAACAATTATGTCATTGATGGCTACACTTTGGTTAGCGGATCATTGGTGATATTTGCCGGTGATACCGATCCCAATGTACGCAATAAAATTTATCAAGTTGAACTAATAACACCAGACACTGTATCGCCACTGATTGCTGAACCAGTTATCAATTTGACTCCCGTGGCCAATGGTGAGGTCAACTATTTAGATACCACTGTTTGTCTCAACGGCGCCACACGGCAAGGACAAAGTTTTTGGTTTGATGGCATTACCTGGCAACAAGCACAAGAAAAGATTTCTATCAATCAACCACCGTTATTTGATGTCTTTGATGCTGACGGTGTTGCCTTGTCTGATATTATAAAATATCCAAGTAGTACATTTGCCGGAACCAAGTTGTTTTCGTATGCAATTGACAGTGCCGGGGTAACTGATCCTACCTTGGGCTTTGCCATCAAATATCTAACAATCAATAACATTGGTGATATTGTCTTTGACAACAATTTTTACACAGATACATTCACTTACGTCAACAACAGAATCAGTTCCACAGAAAATATAAGCATGGGCTTTGTGCATCGGTACCTTGATCGCACTGTGTTTACTCGTCAAATTGGTTGGGCCACTGCTCCGTACTCAAGCGAAACTTATCAACAGTTCCAGTTCACCTACACTGGCGCTCCGTTATTATTAGATGTCAAAGTCAACGATCAAATTGTTGACCCATACATGCCATCAACATATCCAGTCTTAAAAGTATACGTTGGATCTAAGTTTAAAGATCCAGGAACATACTCTTACACTACAACTGCGTTGACAACAACTATAAACCTTGACAACAGTTACGTCATAGGTGACACAGTGATTGTGTTGGCATTGAGCACACAAGTAAGTCCTGTGGCGTTTTATCAAATACCATCAAATCTTGAAAACAATGCGTTAAATCAAAATCCTTTGACAATAACGTTGGGAACTGTTCGTACTCACTATGAAACAATTTGTCAGAACCTATTGGATTTTTCTGGCACTATCAATGGTTCCAACAACAGTCGAGACCTAGGATACATCGCACCCTACGGGCTGAATATCCTGCAGCAGAGCTCACCAATGACACTGTTGGGATATTTCTTACGAAATCAAGATTATGAATTTTTTGCCGCACTTGATTATAACTCTAGAGAATACATTAAGTTTAAAACCCAGTTATTAGATATTGTTGCTTCAAAAGATTGGGGCAGCCTGACTGTACCACAGATTTTTACCGAAGCTATCAGTATTTTAACTGCCGGACGCACTGAGTCAAATCCATTCTATTGGTCAGACATGCTGCCGGCACGTACAGTGTACACAGAAAACGTCTACACCATAACACCTATCAGCACTAACTCATTTAATACCAATAGGGTATATGATTTCACGTCAAGCAATTATTATGGGTTGTTGATTTACATCAATGATAGACTGTTGACCAAAGACTTTGAATATATTGTGTCAACTGATGCGCCTATTGTCACATTGACGTTGCCGTTAAATGTTGGCGATGTTGTCACTATCCAAGAGTTCTCTACAACAACCGGAAATTTTGTTCCCAATACACCTACAAAGATGGGTCTATATCCTGCATTCAGGCCAACGATTTTCTTAGATGAAACTTATGTTTCTCCGGCCTTGGTGATCAGAGGACACGACGGTAGTATTACAGTGGCATTCCAAGACATTCGCGATGAGATTTTGTTAGAGTTTGAAACACGAATCTATAACAATTTAAAGATACACAGTAAAATACCAATTGAAACTGCTGATGTCATCCCGGGTCAATTCCGTACTACAGAATACACTCTGACAGAAATTAATAATTTTTTAAGTATTGATTTCTTGACTTGGGTTGGTACCAATAAGATTGATTATGCTGCGCAACAGTTCTTGCCAACTAATCCGTTCACTTACAACTATAGTCAGAGCTCAAACAAGTTAACAGGGATGCCTCTGCTGGGTGCTTGGAGAGGGATATATGAATATTTCTACGACACCTATAGACCCAACACCGCGCCTTGGGAGATGCTGGGATTCACAGATCAACCAGTCTGGTGGACCAATACCTATGGTGAAGGACCTTATACGTCTGGTAACTTGGTATTATGGGATGATTTGAGCCTGGGACGAGTGGCCGACCCTGCCGGTGCTTATATTTTACCACAGTATGCTAGACCCCAACTTCTTGAAGTATTGCCAGTTGATGCACAGGGCAATTTATTATCCCCGTTGGATGCAGTGGTGTCATTGTATTCAAGAACTACGTTCCAAAGAAGTTGGAAAGTCGGCGACGATGGCCCAGTTGAAAATGCCTGGAGAACTAGTTCCAGCTATCCATTTACAATAATGCGGTTGTTTGCATTGACCAAACCTGCTGAATTCTTCTCGTTGTTTATTGATCGTGATCTCTACAAATACAACGAAGTTCTTGATCAGTATCTTTACAACGGACGTTATAGAATTGGCGCCAGCGATGTTGAAATTTATGGACTTGGCACCAGCAAAGCCAGTTATATCAACTGGATCGTTGATTACAATACCTATCTTGGCAATGCAGCAACACCCAACGAACTAAGTGCCAAACTCAAAAGTTTGGGAGTGCAACTGGCGTATCGCTTGGCCAGCTTCTCAGACAAAAATTACATCAAGATGTACATTGAAAAGCCAAGTCCCAACAGTGTGAATACCAGTCTGTTGTTGCCTGACGATGGATACGATTTACTGTTGTATAAAAATCAACCATTTGGCGAAATTGTTTATAGTTCAATTATTATTCAACGAGTTGCCGACGGATACAGTGTGTTTGGCTATGGTATTCAACAACCTTATTTTGATATATTAATAAGTCGTCCCACGGGGCAAACAGCAACTATCAGTGCCGGTGGACAGACAGTATCTGTTCCTGTGACCTATACAGACAACATTGTCAGTGTTCCCTATGGATATGTGTTTGGTAATGCAACTGCTGTGTGCGACTTTATTTTAAGTTATGGCCAACTGCTCAAACAACTTGGTATGGTGTTTGATGATGTTGAAAATGGATTAACTCTGAGTTGGCGTCAGATGGCACAAGAATTCCTGTATTGGAGTGGACAGGGATGGGGACCAGGCAGCATTGTCAACCTTAATCCAACATCAACTACACTGATGGTCACCAGGCAGCAGGCAGTGGTAGACAGTATCATTGATCGCGGATCTTTGACCATTATACAGGATCAAAATCGCAGAAGAATTGAAACACAAAATCTGGTCGTTGATCGTATTGACAATACTTTCAAAGTCACCAGCCTCACCGAACAAACTATCAACTATATTGATCTTAGATTTACAGCGTATGAACAAATTTTAATTTTGAAAAATGTCAGCGTGTTTGGTGATCTAATTTATGATCCTATAACTGCAGCCCGTCAAGGTCGATTGTTGTTTGTTGCAGCCACCACTGAAGAATGGAACGGTCAACTCAACGCTCAGGGATTTATTTTAAATCAAAATAACATTGTTGAATGGCAACCAAATGTCAAGTACACTCGTGGACAGATTGTACTGTTCAAAAACAACTATTACAGTGCAGCAACCATTGTACAACCCAAAGCCGAGTTTGATTTCAATGACTGGTTGATCAGTGACTATAACCGTATACAAAAAGGATTGTTGCCAAATCTGGCCAACAAAGCGAATCAACTGCGCACTTCGTACAATGTGTCATCGGCAAACCTTGAAAGAGATCAAGATTTATTGAGTTTTGGTTTGATTGGATTTAGACCGCGCCAGTACATGGCCAATCTTAATCTTGATGACATCAGCCAAGTCAATGTGTATCAGCAATTCTTGGGTACCAAAGGAACCAAATACAGCATTGACTTATTTGGTAATGCAAACTTTACCAACGTTGCAGCGAACTATGTGGTCTATGAAAACTGGGCAATCCTCAAAGGGGTTTACGGTGCACAGGCCAATCGCAGCTTCTTTGACATTCGATTAAATCAAGCTCTGCTGACCTCAAATCCCAGCACAGTACAGGTTATCAATCCTTTTGAATTTTCACAATCAGATCAAACAGTTTATCTTGACAATCTCTGGAGAGAGAGTTATAAAATAACTTCGCCAGATATTTTACCTGTGGTAACTGTAGAAGTATCTGATGTTAATTTGCCCAGTGCTGGTTATGTCAATTTAAATGATGTTGATATCACTGTATTTGACATAGACAATACCGCAAACATCAACGCCAAACTCAATATTATTGGCGTTGGCACATATATTTGGTTTGCAAAAATTAACGATTATGACTGGGGAGTTTATCGCTGCGACAATATTCCAGGGTATGTTGCTGAAGTCTCAGATAATCTTGACGGTACTTCTATAGTCTATTTTAGTACTCAGCATCAACTCAGTGTTGGTGATATTATTATTATTAAATTCTTTGATACTGCAGTTGACGGTGTGTATAAAGTGTTGACAGTGCCTTCATTGAATACAATTACTATTGTCTATCAATTTGTAGGTACTAATCAGTTATCAATTATTGGACGCGGTGTTGGCTTAATTTTACAAAGTGTCAGAGTTGCACAACCAAGCGACATAGAAAATTTGCCGCATGTGAATGACCTACGCACAGGCAGCTTGGTTTGGGTTGACAACAGTGGCGACGGTAACTGGGTTGTGTTAGAAAAACAAGAACCCTGGACCTATTCTCAATATATTGATCCAAGTCGAGGCAGCGGAGCTCAATGGGGCCTGGCCATAGCGCAGACACAGAATAACATTGTGTCGTTGTTGGCTGCACCATATTTGAGCACAGGGATAATTTATCAATATTCAGTTAATTCCCTGGGTCTGTTTGCCGAAGGCTCAACAACGAGCCTCAATGCCACAAGTGTTTCGGCATATGGACGATCAGTGGTCATTGGCAATAATTCCTGGGGCGTAGCCGGAGCTCCCAACAGTGCGAATTATGTGGGATATGCCACAGTTCTTGAATACATCGGACAAAATCAGGCTTTTAGTAATTCACAATTACTAGTGGCATTAGACCAACCTGGTCCGGGAGAATTTGGATTCAGCGTGGCAATAAGCTACGACGAACGCTGGATTTATGTTGGTGCCCCGGGTGTAAATGCTGTTTATGCTTATGGTCAAGTACCAGTGCCAATACAAGTTGTTACCCATACAACCGATGGTGTAACAGTTAAATTTAGTACAACAGGAATTCAGTATAACTCAGTTGATCAACTTGATGTGTATGTTGAAAATCGTCCTCAGACCTTGAATCTTGATTACACTGCTACTCTGAGTTATATCACCTTTAATGAATTGATTGGACCTGGGCAGACAGTTTACATTAATCGCAGACAACGAGTACAATTAGATTTTTATCAGTATCTAGATCTAAGTCAGGACGCTGCAACTGGAGCAGGATTTGACGCTAAGTTTAATGTAGACATCACACGCGGAGTGTATTCTGTTACGCTAGCCAATGCTGGTACCAACTACAGTATTGGCGAAATTGTAACTATCTATGGCGCAAACCTTGGTGGGTCAACCCCGGCCAACAACTGCTACATCACAATTACAGATACTACCTTTGCCGGTAACATCATTGACTTTACTGTGTCAGGATCAAGACCTTCAACTGTTGATCGTTTTTCAATCAGTCAGTATCTTTACACCGCAGAAAATATCAGTTCATTCACTGTGTCAGTTAATGGGACTATGCAACGTCCAAAACTTGACTATGAGTGGGAACGATCAGACAGTAGTTTGCCAGACAGTACATTGAATGATTACGATCTTGTGTTTGTTACTTCTCCAGCAGCTGGTGCAGAAATTGTTGTTGTAGCCGGTACGTACTATGCGTATGCTGCCAAAATATCAGTCTCTGGATTGACACTAGGTGCGCGGTTTGGTTATTCAGTGGCATGTTCTGCGGATGGCTCACAAGTGTTGGTTGGTGCACCCCACGAAAACTACAATAATGTATCAAGATCTGGTGCAATGTATGTGTTTGACAGAAACATACAGAGATTCATAGTTGATGAAATAGCTGACACAACAACATTTACTGTCAACGGATCACTGACATATCCAACCTCTGTTGCTGTCAACGGAGAGTATTTTAACAACACTGCTCAGTGGGGCGATGTGCCCAATACATTTACAGTGAACTACGCTGGTGACATATTTACCACTGCATCCAGTGTAACTGTAAATCAACAACTTAACTTGGGTACCGTAGTTGATGTTGAGACAAACTTGTTTACCCAGGTTCAAAAAATTGTGTCGCACACCACAGGAGAAAATGCGTATTTTGGTCAACAGGTAACATTTGGACTTTTTGACAGCAATGCCATAGCGTCATCGCCCTCGGCTGCGATCAATGCTCAGCAGCAAGGAACGGTTGATGTCAATCTCAATCAGTCAAGACTATACGGAACAATTACTAGCACAGTGGCATCACCTAGTTTGACTGCTGGTAATACCTTGCGTATTAATAATTTTGAAGTTGCAGTACCTGCAAGTCCAAATAACAATGTTTCCGGGCTGGCCAGTGCAATCAATGCTGCTGGTATTCCCAACGTCATTGCCGCAGTGTCGGCATCATCAGGATTGATTACTATTGACTTGATCAATAAAACTGCTGCAACGTCCTATCAAAAGTTGTTGGTATTGCCAGGGGCAGTAGGTACCGGTGTAACCAGCGTTTATACAGCACTGGGATTCATTGATTTTGTGTATTCCCAGACTCTAGTAAGCCCATATATCAGCGATCAGGCTCGGTTTGGCGCATCAATATTCACACAGGGACTAGAGCTTATTATTGGATCCCCTGGTGGTACTCCGCATATCATTGAAACATTTGATGGTGGTGATACTTACTTTGACGCCAACAGCACACAGTTTTATCAAGACATTGACATGGCTGGGGTAGTGTATCAGTTTGATTATTTGAATTCGGCAAATGAATCAATCATGAATCCTGGTGCTTATGTCTATGGACAACAAATTTATTACAGCAACGCTCAAACCAATGATCAATTTGGTGAAGCAGTAAATTATACCTCTACAGCACTGATGGCTGGATCACCTGGTGTAGAATTTGATGGTGTGTTGAATAACGGAGCTATCACAGTATACAGAAACAACAATCAAGACCCGGCTTGGTCAATCAGACATTATCAAGCACCAGCAGTCAACATCTATGCTATCAATTCTGTAACTTTGTATGATCGATTACAGAGTGCCCGAACACAGTTCCTTGATTTCTTTGATCCGTTACAAGGAAAAATTCTTGGTGCGGTAAAACAAAACCTTGACTATATTGGTACTTTTGATCCAGCTGGCTACAACAATGGTAATTTTAATAATCAAGGTAATCCCTGGGGAGGATCAAAAGTTGGACTCATATGGTGGGATACCAGTTCAGTGCGTTTTGTTGATCCAGGACAAGATGACATAGTGTATGCAAGTCGTCGTTGGGGACAAGTATTCCCTGGCAGCAGTGTTGATGTTTATCAATGGATTGAGAGCGATGTTCCACCAGCGGATTATACTGGACTGGGCAATCCATATTCAATTTTAAGTTATTCAGTAGGTGCAACGCTCAATAGTTCAGGTGCGTTTGTAACTTCTTATTACTATTGGGTCAAAGGAATCACCACAGTCAGCACAGCCACTAAAAAGACTTTGAGTGTTGAAGCGTTGGCTCGTTACATTGAAGCTCCAATTGCCAGTGGAATTCCTTATATTGCACCATTGACACCAAGTTGTATCGCAATTTATAATTCTCAGACTTATTTTAATGCGTTTGATACAATTATTCATATTGAGTTTGATAGAGAAATCAATGATGCCAATGTACACACAGAGTTCCAACTGTTGGCACAAGGAAAAGCAAGCAGCTTCTTGGCACCGGCTCTGTATCGCAAATTACAAGATAGTTTCTGTGGAGTTGATTTACAAGGAAACGCAGTGCCTGATGTAGGTTTAAGTCCTGCTGAACGTTATGGTGTTCAGTTTAGACCTCGTCAATCAATGTTTGTAAATCGTTATCTTGCTCTGCAAAACTACATAACCCACACCAACAATATTTTGCAGTTGTATCCTATTGCAGAAAGTCGCACACTTACATTGTTAGAAAGCGAAGAACCAATTCCTGCAGCAGCCGGAAATTGGAACGAAGCCGTGGCCAACTTAGAAGAACTCAGCTGGCAAAACATTTTAATTGTGCCACTGGGTTACAATTATTTGGTATTAAGTGACAGTGACAACAGCGGCCTCTGGACAATCTATACTGTAGAAGCCAACAGTGTTGGAATTAGACGGTTGGTATTGACACGAGTGCAGAGTTATGATACCAAGGCCTATTGGAGCTATGTCAATTGGTATTCTCCAGGATTCAATCAAACCATTGCGCCTAGTATTGAAGTTGCAAGTTATGCTGAATTAATTACATTGGTGGTCCCTGTGGGCACAGTGGTGTTGGTTACAGCCAATAGCCAAGGAAAATTTGAAATTTATCAGCTCAGTGACACTGGCTGGCAGCGTGTGGGCCTACAAGACGGTACTATTCAAATTTCCACAGGTATTTGGAACTATGCCGAAGGTAAATTGGGCTTTGATGGTGAAGTGTTTGATGCGCAGTATTTTGATGAAACACCACAAATTGAAACCCGTAAAATTATTCAAAGTATCAATGAAGAATTGTTTATTGACGAGTTGTTGATTGAACGCAACACACTCATGACGTTGATGTTCAATTTTATTTTAACCGAACAACTGGCACCAGACTGGTTAATGAAAACTAGTTTAATTGATGTTGATCACACCATCCGTGAACTGCTGCCATACCCAACTTATCGTCGTGATAATCAAGACTTTGTGCTTGACTATCTAAACGAAGTCAAACCATATCATGTGCAAATTAGAGAATTTAATTTGCGCTACAACGGATTTGACCTCTATACTGGCGACATTGCTGATTTTGATTTACCGGCGTTCTACGACACTGCGGTGTCACCAGCACAATATGTAAGTCCAATTTTATCAAACTCTGAAACCGGGACTAGTTATTTCCCAAGCAATGCTGCTATCTGGCAAACAAATCCTTGGGATCAATGGTTTGGCAACTACAAGTTGTTTGTTGAACAAATTGTTATCATTGATGGTGGATCGGGGTACACTTCGTCTCCAACTGTTTATATCACTGGTGATGCAACTACCGCGGCTGTGGCCACTGCAAGTATTGATAGTGCTGGCACTGTGACCACTATTAATTTGATAAATCCAGGTGTGGGATATCTTACATCGGCTGTGGTCACAATCATTGGCGGCAATGGTACTGGAGCCCGTGCAGTGGCTTACATGACTAATGGACTGATCAGAAGTATAAAAACAACCATTAAATTTGACCGCTGCGAATATTCAAGCAATATTTTACAGTGGGAACCCAACATTACATTTGACAACGGACAGTTAGTTCGTTATGCTGATAAGATTTGGGCCGCTGATAGCCCTGACAGTACCGGTGTCAATACACCTACTTTTGATCCTGCAGATTGGATACTGGTACCAATTAACGATTTAAGTGGTGTTGATCGTACTATGGGCTATTATGTTGCCGGAGTCAATCAACCAGGACGAGAATTGCCGTTGTTAATTGACGGAGTTGATTATCCAGGCGTACAGGTAGCAGGTGTACCGTTCGAATACGACACTGGATTTGACCATGGTCCTTTTGATGCAACACCGTGGGACAACATAGATTTTGGGCCAGAAGGTCGTCCAACCTACAGCAACACTATCCTTGACGCACAATACGAAAGCCAATTCTTAGATGTATATCTTGGAACTCGTCCAGATGATGTCAATGTCAGTGGCGGTGCATTTGTTGACACTTACTCAAGTCACGCTCCACAAGAACTAGTGCCCGGACAAGAATTTGATACGTTGGATCTTAGAGTCTATACTCGACCAGGATCAGACTGGAGTAGCAGCGGACATGGCTTTGCTATTTTGCAACAACGTGCTGAATATGATCCTGAGAACCCCACAATAGACTGGAGCCAAATTGGGCTAACAGCCAATATCAATACTCTTCACCCCAGTGCAGTGCGTATGAGCAATGCCACCACTGGATTGGTATTGTACAATCTTGGCGGCGGCGAACAATTTTCAGTTGACTATGTAAATCAAACTGTCACAGTTTCACCAATGGCAGCATCAGCTGGTGACATTCTTATCATTACAGTGTACCAAGTTGGCGGTGGAAATCAACTGCTCCAGGCCAATTACAATGGTGCCGATGTAGGCCTAAGACTTGAGATCTCAGTGGCTTATGCAGAAATTTATGAATTAGTTATTTTTGTCAACGGAGTTTTGCTGGTTGAAGGCACTGACTATGAATATTCGTCATTGCTAGGATTTGCAACGTTGGTAGAATTTAATATAATCTTAACCAGTGCAGATGCAATAACATTGACTGCTATGGGCTACGAAACTCCGCAACACAGTTGGAGTTTGCCTGAAACGCAGATCATTGTTGTACCACCAATAGCACCATTTGCTGCGGTCTTGACTTATGAATTGACAAATCCGTTGCCTGGGTCTAACATAGACAATGCCTACGTAACAGTCAATGGCATTGAAATACGACCATCAGAAGGTATTGAATGGTATGGCGACGGTTCTAGTGCAGAGTTCTTGTTACCTGATCGCGGTGGGTACAGTCAGGGCTTGATTGCAGACAACGAAGTTCATGTATATGTTGACGACGTTGCACAAGTACTGGGCAGTGATTTCACTGTGGTACCATGGGACGGATTCAGTAGAAGATCTGTGCTTTTAACCTATGTACCAACTATTGGTGCTCGTGTTCTGATTTGTGTCAATACCAAAGCTGATTATGTCATAGCCGATGCTGAAATAACCTTTAGACCATCAGGTAGTTTTGGATTACAGCCCGGTGATATAATTTCTGTCACTACTTGGAATGACACCAGCCAGCAAGGTATTATTCAATTGGTATGGGCTGGCCCAATTACTACCGGTGGTGTAGCTTATGAAAAATTTGATGCTTACCCATTTGATTTTGGATCAACTACCGGAGAACCTGGAAGTTATGATTACAGCGAAGGTGTAATACTAGCTTACAATGATTTTAATTTGAATAGAGTGTTTCAAGTTGATCAACGAATGATTGTATCTTATAATGGACAATGTCTGTTCAACGGTTTAGACTATACATTGAGTCAAGAAGATGGTACCACATATCTTGTACTGCCATTTACTATTGGCCCAACTGATGTGGTTGTTGCAACATTGTTTACTAATGCAATCGTCCCAGAAGCATTGGCTTTCCGCATTTTCCAAGACATGAGAGGACTGCAGGCCACCTATAGAATACTGCCATCAACTACAACTGAATTAAGAGAATTTGCATCTTACGATGATGATATTTTATATGTGGTAGACGCTGGTGCATGTAGCGTTCCTGCGCTGTCTCAGAACATCTGGGGAGTGGTCACTATCAACGGTGAACGTATTATGTACAGAGAACGTGATCTTGAAAATAATACTTTATCTGGATTATTGCGTGGCACTGCCGGTACTGCAGCAGCAGATCATTTGCCCGGTGCCAGCGTTTATAGCATGGGGCGTGAAAGTGTATTAACTGAAGGGTACGAAGATACATTTATATATACTAGCACGTTGTCAGGATTCCAGCAAAGAACATATTCAGCACCCAATGTCAATTTGTTAGATATTGATAGTACTGAGTATAACGAAGCATTAAGAGTATATCTTGGCGGGGAGTATGTACCATCAACCCTGTACACTATTGATAGTCCAAATCCTGCAACTATAACATTCTATGACTATCCAGATCCGGGAGTTGAAGTAACGCTGGGAGTATTGAGAAGTCTTTCATGGTATCGACCAGGTCCCAATACTGCAAGCAATGGATATCCATTGCAAGTGCAAACCACTGTTGCTGCTCGATTCTTACGTGGCGATCGTGGACAGTTGTAAAGCATGGGCATTTTTTAAGGTAAATAACGTATCATGGAAAATATCAAGACACAACCAGAAAACGTTGATAAGAAATTGGAACAAACACCAGAACGCCGACCCAATGATGGGGGAGTAGTTCATGTTGAAGGATTTATGCGTATTTTTGACCCTAAAAGCAAGGAAACTTTTGTGGAGGGGAGAGCATGATACAGGTTCCAATGAAATTTGAAGGTTTTCTAAAAATTTACGACCCAAATAACGGGGAAATTTTTGTAGATAAAAAGAATGCCATTCACTATGAAAACATTTCTGTGAGCATGGCACAAACACTTGCTGATAGAAATACTGGATATATCTATCAGATGGCATTTGGTAACGGTGGTAGCTCGGTGGATCCCACGGGTGTTATCACTTATTTGCCACCTAATACTGTGGGACAAAATGCCAGCTTGTATAATCAAACCTATCAAAAGGTTGTTGATGATAACAGCGTTGACAATGCAGATCCTATCAACAATAAAATGACAGTTTTGCATACACCTGGTAAATTTTACAGTGATATTTTAGTAACTTGTTTGTTGGATTATGGCGAACCAGCCGGACAACAGGCATTTGATAACAGCACCAATTTTAGTGGTGAATATGTGTTTGACGAGTTGGGACTCAAGACTTGGAATGGATCGGCTACCGATCTTCGTTTGATTACTCATGTGATCTTCCACCCAGTACAAAAAAGCTTAAATCGACAAATTCAAATTGATTATACTCTACGCATTCAAACGTTAACTAACCTAAGTAGTAACGCATAAATATGTGTAGATTTTCAACTTATAAATAACTGACAAGGACAAGTTAGAAATGGCTTATCAGATTAACTTAACAGACGGTACACCGTTTGCAACTATTGCAGACGGTACTATCAATACTCAAAGTAGTATGATTCTCGTTGGTAAGAATTATGCTGGCTACGGCGAGTTTTTAGATGGTAACTTTATTCACTTACTGGAAAATGGCGCCAGCGTAACTGCTCCAGGCAATCCATTAACCGGGCAGCTTTGGTGGGATAAGTCCTCTAACTTACTAAAAGTATACAACGGTTCTACATTTAAAACTATTTCTGCAGCGACGGCATCGTCTACTGCACCAACAAATAATGTTTTGGGTGATTTATGGTATGACAGCGTAAATCAGCAGCTGAATGTTTACAACGGATCAGCATTTATTCTTGTTGGTCCACAAAGTAGTGCAGGCACAGGTACAACTGGTGCCATTCCAGCACAAGTCACTGACACCCCAGGTGGTATAACCCATACTATTATCAAACTCACTGTCGCAGACACTGTGGTTGGTACTGTATCTCAAGATGCTGAATTCACTCCTTCTGGAGCAGGCATTCCTGGATTTACAACAATCAAACCTGGTATTACATTGGCCACTACAGTTGGTTCACAAACTCCGTTATTTCAAGGCACAGCTGCCAACGCAGTGTTGCTAAATGGTGTTACAAGTTCTGGATTTGTACGCAATAGTGGCACAGGACAGACAATGAGCGTGTCACTTGGCGTGTTAAACAACACTGGGTTGACTGTTGGATCTAACAGCGATTTCAAAGCTTCAGTTGCTGGCACCGTGGTTACGTTGCAAAATCAAACTCAAGACGGAAATATTAATTTTTCAGTTAATGATGGCGGAGTTACCACAGTGGTAATGACTCTAGATGGTGCCAACGGAACAGTTAACTTTGGCAATACATCGCCAGTGTTTACAGGTATATCTGTTGCAAGTATTACTAAATCAGGTACCAATGCCGTGGGCAATATTGGGTCAAGTTCAAGTTATTTTAATCGTGTATTTGCAACAGCTACCACAGCACTTTACGCTGACGTTGCCGAACGTTTTGCCGCTGACACTGAATATGCTCCAGGAACGGTAGTTGAGCTTGGTGGCATCAAAGAAATTACCAAATCTCTTAACGAGCTCAGCGATAACGTATTTGGGGTCATAAGTACACGAGCAGCTTTCTTAATGAACGGCGGCGCTGGTGAAGATGATACACACCCGCCCGTTGCAATGACTGGACGAGTTCCAGTTCGCTGTGTTGGTCTAGTTAACAAGGGCGATCGTTTAGTCAGCGCCGGGAATGGTTTAGCTAGAGCAGCACTCCTCGGCGAAGCCACAGCCTTTAATACTATTGGGCGTGCATTGGTATCCAAGGTGGAATCAACTGAAGGTATGGTAGAAGCCATAGTAACTATCAAGTAAGGACAAAGTAATGACATATTCATCAGGCGGATTGATCGAAGCCACAGATTATAACGGATTTGTTTCAACCGGTGCGGCCAATATTAATGCTGTTTGGGGAACAGGTAGCAGTGATTTTGGGTGGGGCGAAGCAGCATTGACCACAGTATCATCTGCCGCAACTGTCACTGCAACTCAGTGGGCTACTTTAGTAAACACCCTCTCTTCCATGGGAAGCCAAACTGGTACCACTATCACCAGTAGATCAGCACCGACAACTGGAGATGTGATTTCTGTTTTATCTGCTGTTGGTACTGATATTACCAACATCTCTGCCAATCGTGGCAATGCATCAGCAGCTGGTTCGCAGTACACATCCTGGTCAGGCACTAGCGGTAAAACAGGTGATACTACTGGCTCTAACTCAACTATTGTTTTCACTCACACAGTGACATTTGCTTCGGCCAACGCAGCTCGTTATTTTTGGAATGCAGGCGGTCGAGTGTTGATTCAATTTGGAAAAAGTTCTACTGGCAATCAAGGTGATCCTGAATGGAATGACTTGGCTCAAACTCTATGCGGAAGTATTTCAGTTACCGGACGGGTGAATAGTCAAACAGCCAATATTGCCGGCACTCTTTACACAGGCACAACTAAATCAGGCGGCACAGGCACACCTAACACACTGACAACTACAACAGGTTGGTATCAACTTTCAACATCAAACACACTTATCTACAAGCAATTTGCCGATTCAGCTCCATATACCAGCAATTATATTCAAGTACAAGCTAAAACTGGAAACACAGGTACAACATTAGACTTAACAACAACTTGGTTTAATGCCGAAGGGGATACATTTTCGGGAGGAACATCACCAAGTGGTACTACATTTGGCACAGGTCCAGCAACTATTGTAACATATTATCGACCTAGCTCAACTTATCTAACTTCGGCTGCTTGGGGAACCCCTACTGTTGCAGCAACAACTACCTAATACGTCAATTTGGTAACAAAAGGGCCTTAGGGCCCTTTACTTTTATCTAATCTTCCTGTATAATAACAAGATGGAAACTGACTTATTATCACATAGTCGCGCCCGTTTTAATCACGAGGCAGCCCGACGTATACTTCGAGAAAAATACGAAGCCAAAATGCTTTTTGCCTATCGTGGTGGTATGTGGCGTGCTGGCCCAGAACTGACTACCATGATATTCACCTGTGGTCGCATGGGCGAAGTAGTATTACCAGACTTATATGGTAATCCTGTTAAGATTGATACACAAGAACTATTGCCAATGAGTCAAGAACGGTTCAATGAACAAATGACAGCCTGGTTAGTGGAATTTGAAGAATTGAGTCAACTGCGATGACCACTGGTGCATTGATATTTGCATTTAACAACAAAGAAATAAACTACGTGACCATGGCTGGTTGGAATGCCGGCAACATCCAACGACATCTTGGTATACCAGTGTCACTGGTCACTGACTGTATTGATCCCAACTTCAAAGATGCCTATGATAAGTTTGATCGTGTTATTGTGGTAGAGAAGCCCAATGCTGGTACGCGACATTTTGAAGATATTGGCGCAACTGTGGATTGGTACAATACCAATCGCATGGATGCTTACACATTGACACCATATGATCGGACCTTGGTCGTTGATGCTGACTTTGTTGTGGCCAATGACAATTTCAAAGAATACCTAGAAAACACGAAAGATTTTCAATGTTACAAAGAAGCATTTGAACCTGTTGGGGGATATGACTTTGACCGGCTTAACTCATTTGGCGAACACGATTTCCCCATGTGGTGGGCCACTGTAATGATTTTTAGAAAGAGCGCAGCAGCTCAGTACATATTTGATTCCATGCAAATGGTACGTGATAACTGGCAACACTATCGCAATCTCTATAAAATACAGCGTCCTACGTATCGCAACGACTTTGCGTTGAGCATTGCATTGGGAATCTACAGTGGGCATACTTTGAAAGTAGATTCTATTAAAAACAGGATGGCAACAGTGATGCCTGACCATCAATTAATTCAAACCGGCAAAGACGACTATCAGATCAACTATACTTCAACTGCTGGTGCATCAAGATATGTGAGATTACGAGGAGTTAGTTTTCATGCCATGGGCAAACGAGATCTAGGAGCCATAGTTGCCAATCCTCTCTGAACGTGGTTATCTAATACCGGCGCTTGACAACGAATCTACTGACTATGTGCGCTGTGCGCAACAGCTGGCACATAGCATAAGACAGTTTGAGCCTGGGGCAAAAATCGCTGTGGTGACATTACGGCGTTGTGCAGATTCTGTATTTGATTATGTGATTCCTTTGCCACACGGCGATTGCAGCACCGGCAATAACAAACAGTGTAATGACTGGCAAATGTTTCAGGCGTCACCATTTCGTCAAACTATAAAACTTGAAGCTGACATGATCATTGCTTCGTCTATTGATCATTGGTGGGTGCTGATGCAACATCGTGACGTCTGTGTCAGTACAGGGTGCAGAGATTATTACGATCAACCCGCACAATCTCGATTCTATAGAAAATTGTTTGACACAAACAACTTGCCTGATGTCTACAATGCTATAACATATTGGCGTGTGAGTGACACAGCCAAAGAGTTTTTTCGACTGGTGCGCGATATATTTGAACATTGGACTGAGTATCGCCGACTGTTGAAGTTTGCTGACGATGAAGCCAGTACTGATGTGGTGTATGCCATGGCTGCGCAGATTATTGGACCAGACCGGTGTACTATGCCATTTGCCAGCTATCCAAAAATAGTTCACATGAAAAAACACATCGTCAACACTCGCACTGACAATTGGACACGCGAACTAGTTTGGGAAACAAATCCTTTGCGGATCCAAACAGTAGCGCAGTGGGGAGCCTTTCACTATCATATCAAGGATTGGCAGCCATGACACCTGAAGAATTTTGGCATATTCTACATGTTGTGCCCGAGCCAGCACCAATATTCTATAGATTGTACTATGATGATCAAGGATTACCTTTATTCTACAGCATGGAAGATCTACCAGGTAACTATATTGACATTGACAAAGAAACCTTTTTTCAATCCAGCAGTTATGTCAGAGTGCGTGACGGCAAACTGATACGTACTAGCATAAACACCAGTCGTAAACTAGTTCCCAGCAACGTTGGATTTGCATGCGATCCCAATGATATTGCTGTAGTCAGCGACTCTTCCTCTAACCGATGGGCAGTAAAAACCTATGATTCAGAAAATTGAAATTGCCGACTTAGACTGTATATTTTTAACTTATGATGAACCAAATGCTGAGACGAATTGGGTACATGTTAGGAACATGGTACCCTGGGCGCAACGTGTAGATGGCGTTAAAGGGTCAGACGCTGCCCACAAAGCGGCAGCTATGTCTAGTTCCACTGATCGCTTTGTGCTCGTTGATGGTGATAATATCCCTGATATTGGCTTTTTTTCATGTACACTGGAGTTGGATGATGCCAATCACGACTGTGTATTTCGCTGGCGTGCCAGGAATAGTGTCAATGGACTAATGTATGGCAATGGTGGCATAAGTTGCTGGACACGAGAGTTTGTGATGGCGATGCAGACACACGAAGCCAGCGATGGCAGTGATGAAACTGCTGTGGAGTTCTGCTTTGATCCACGCTATTGGGCAATGCATGATTGTTATTCAACTACACATATCAACACCACTGACTTTCAAGCCTGGCGTGCTGGCTTTCGCGAAGGTGTCAAGATGTGCTTGGATCGTGGACGTCGTCCCACTATCAGTGAGTTTCAAGACCGTGTGGCCCAACGTAACCTAGACAATTTGACAATATGGCATAACATTGGGCGTGATGTAGAAAACGGCGAGTGGGCAATCGCCGGTGCACGCCAGGGTACTTACATGACTATGCTCACGGAGTGGGATCATACAAAGGTTCAAGACTTTGATGAGTTAGCAGACCTTTGGAAGTCAGTGCAGTCGCAAGACCCTAACACACTTGCTGGTAGAATGGCCGACGAGTTGCATACTCAATTAAACTTGCCCATGCATTATACACAAGCAGGCGAAAGTGGATTTTTCAAACATCACTATCGCGCCAATTGGCGCAATCGTGGTATAATGGTGCACGAATGAAACCTTGGTTTTACAAAACAAATCAACAACGTGGTGATGATCTTTGCTTTGGAGATTTAGATTTAAGTTTTTTAAATCGCCTACCAAATTCTGCATATTTATTGATTAACTGTTTTATTGACCAAGCACCAACAGTGCCCAACGGACGTGAGTTGTACATATTTTCTTGGTTGTTTGAGCCATTTATTGACACATGGTTCCTTGGTGTATATCAACAAAACCCACAGGCAGAGTTTATTATCATAACAGACTTGGATCCCAATGATCTAGTTAAACTTCCCAGAGTCAAATATTTTTATTGTAACCCTCATACAACTTGGATCACAGCAATAAGACAACAGAATCCAGGGCCTGTACAGAGTCCTCTTAGAGAACGTCGTTATAAAATTAGTAGCCTTAGTTCTCGTCTTAGTGAGTATAAGTTTTTTATCACTGCCAAACTGTTGGATAGCAGTAGTGTTGATGTATTGTATAGCTGGAATCGCGGGTTTGAAATTAGAAACATTGACAACTGGGTATTTGAGCCATCCGGCTATTTTCAACTTGATGAGTTGTTAAAACACAGTGAGTATCTAAGAGATAATAAAGTCAATGCCGAAGATTTTACTAACAATCCTTTGAGTAACAGCGGATTTCAACATCCTGCATACACCAATTCTATTATTAACAGCATCAACGAAACACAAAATATTAGTGAGACTCCAGACTTTGGTGTGTTGCCTACTGCGTATATCACAGAAAAAACTTGGAAGCCTCTATTTGCTGGCAATGCATTGTTGTTTGCCGGCCAGGCAGCTATAAAGAAGAAACTCGAACGTTGGGGATTTAAATTTGATTATCCTTGGGCACAAGGGTACGATGAAAACTATCGTGACAATCAACGACTGGAGATCATCCTTAACAATGTCAACTGGATATTAGAGTTGTCACACGATACTCTAGCAGAATTATCACAAGACAATGTCAACGCCAATACAGAGTTAGCCTGGAGTGGACGACTTGAAACATTGTTCAAACAAGAAAACGACGAATGTTGCAACAAGTTAATGCAGCATCTTAGATTATGAAACAAGTTGATACACTGATAATATCTGGTGCTAGTATTACCAACAGTCCTTGGTTTACCTGGGCTGATATTGTCACAGAGATATTGCAACCTCGCAAAGTCATTGATGTGTCGGCACGAGGCACCGGCAACTATTACATTGCATTGAGTTGTATCAACGCAATATTAGATACTGATGTCAATGAAACCGTGTTGTGTATGCCCATGTTTACCAACATTGATAAGTTTGATATGTACATCCCCCAGGGCAGTGTAGAAGAATTTCAAACGCAAAAGCATCCACCGTTGACATTGGATGGAAAATTTGCTACCAACGATACCTATGGGTTTTGGTGTACTGGTAGTCACTGGCCCGAAGTAAAGCAATTATATCAACAAAACTTTTATCACAACAATATCAGTGCAATCAATAACATATTGCTGTTCTACTCGCTGTCACAGTTATGTCAGCAAAGAGCGTGTGGTCTGGTACCACTATTTGACAGTGCTATTTGGCAATTGTTAGAAAAAGATCTCAATGCGTTGGTACTGGGCACTCCGTTAGAGTACAAGAATTTTTTAGCATCTCCCGAAGTGGCTGCAGTCAGCAAACTGTTAGATCAACAGTGGTTTGACTTTGTGCCATTGATTAACTATGCCATTGATCATGGCTTACCGTTTTACAATGAAGTCAACAAAATGCACCCTCCCAGCAACGTGCATCATCAATGGGTCGCAAAGTATGTGTGCACCCAATTGAGTGATTATGATCAGCATCAACTCAGCACAGGGTTCATGAAAAAATTACAATCGTTTACCTCGGCATGGTAAAATTTAAAATTCTAATAGTTGGTGATTCGTTTGCTGCCAGTGCTGATCAAGCCAGTTGGACTAATCTCAACGGGCAATACCAAGTGACTAATCTGTCTCAGGCTGGCAGTAGTGAATATAGAATTGTCAAAACGTTGAAGCAATCAATTTCACAATCTTGGGATCATGTGATTGTAGTGCATACTAGCCCCAATAGAATATATGTAGAACATAATCCTTTGCATCAAAACAGTAACACACATCAACACAGTGATTTGATATTTCAGGACGTAGAAAATCATCGCGGTGATCAATTTGCCGATCATGTCTGCTGGTGGTTTGAAAATGTATTTGAACTAGAACAGGCCAAGTTCATGCATCAACTGTTGATAGAGAAAGCACAACAAATCACTGCACATGTTCCGGTTACGCACATTAGTTTTTTTGATATTAACTCTACAGTAGAAAATTTACATTGGATTTGGAAAAAGCATCCAGGTACTATCAATCATCTTGATAAGATTGGTAACGAACTTGTAATGAAACATTTGTTGGCTAAACTATAATGGAAAATAAAAGCGACTTCATGAGTGCTGCCGAACGTATGCAGGCCGATCTAGGTCCAGCACGTTGCTATGCCAAGTGGCGTCAAGTGAGTTTGCATCTAACCACAGGCATGACCAACAGTTGTTATCATCCACCACTGCATGAAATAGATGCCACACTATTGGCAGACAATCCTGGTGCATTGCATAACACACCATATAAGAAAGAGCAGCGTAAGATTATGTTGCGCAACGAACGTCCCGGTGAATGTAGTTACTGTTGGACACAAGAGGACATGGGCAACTTATCTGATCGCCATTATCGTTCAGGCGAACCCTGGGCTAATATAGATCTAACAAACTTAACCGGAGATGAAGATGTCATACCTACCTATGTGGAAGTTAATTTTAGTAATGTTTGCAATCTCAAGTGTAGCTATTGCAGCCCACAGTATAGTTCAACGTGGGCCGACGAAACTAACCGACATGGGGCCTATCCTACTAGAGTCCCTCATAATGAGCCGAGTCATTTTAACGGGCGTCGTAAGCCTATACCTGTTCGCGAAGATAACCCTTATGTAGAAGCATT